TCTCTTCTGGTGTAAGCTGTCTTCCAAATACTTCTTCTTCTTCCTTTTCTCGCTCTGCTAGCTTCTCCATTATTGCATCGAACCGTTCTTTTTCTTCTGATGTCATCTTTCTTTTAAATACTTTTTCTTCTTCTCGCTCTACTATTCCTTCTTCCTCATTGTTTTGTCCATGTGCAGGCATTGGTTGTTCTGGTTTTTTTCCACCGTGTGCACTCAATGGAGCAGGTATTGGTTGTTCTGGTTTCTTTCCACCGTGTGCACTCAATGGAGCAGGCATTGGTTGTTCTGGTTTCTTTCCACCATGCGCACTCAATGGAGCAGGCTTTAGAACACCTTTCTTCTTCTCTTCTTGTTTGGGTGGTTTTAATGGTTCTATTGTTGGCTTTTCTTCTTCTTCTTCCTCTATTGCTTGTTCTGGCAAACTAAAGAGGCTGTCATATTCATTAGATATATTTACACCTGCATAAAGCCTTGTATACCCACTATTTACTCTAGGATTAGTAACTGGATATCCACCCATTCTTTCATAGGATTTAGCTTCATCTATTTTCAGATTCTCATTATGTATTAAAGACTCTTCTAACTTTTTCATAGAACTATCTACGCTTGCATCTCTTTCTTCAATAATCTCTTGATATTTATCTCTAAACATTAGTTTACTCCATTCTGTCCAATTTTTAATTGTTGGCTCTTAGGATTCATCTTTTCTACATCGGCAACATTACCAGAAGGGGCTTTCTGTTGTGATTGACTAGCACCTTGAATTGTGGCTGATATATTGGCTTGTTGCTGTTCAACAGATAATTGTTGTTGCATTGCATGCTGTTCTGCTACTTTCTCCGATGCCTTCATTAGCAATTCATATATAGGCTCCGCTATACGAATCTTGTAGTCTCTTACAATATAAGCAAATATGTTCAATGCACTTGCAGGGTCATTCTGTATTATCAATCTTCCTAATTCACCATTCATTACTACTTCACCTAGTAATTGGTTCTTTTCTGCCTCATTGTTGTATGGAACAGACGTAATAGATACTTGGTATGTAAGATACATAATATCTGTTTCTTCTGTCGGTAGTGGTACATATATAGGTAGCCCTTCATTGTCTATTACTTCTTCTCTTGAAGCAGGGTCAATCTGTGGTACATACACAATAGAGGTTTCAGGCATTCCGTCTATATATTTTCCAGTAAATACTACCTGTGGTTTATTTATTTGAATATATCTTGTTCCTATAATCTCATCAGTCATAGGCAATACTTGTTCGGTGGTATAGTATTGCTGTGCGAATTTACAGATTGCCTCTCCTAGTGAAGAAAAAATGACAGATATCTTCTCTTTTTGAAATTCTAGTGCCAATGCTCCTGCCTCTTGTTGTAATGATACCTTACGACCACTATCAGATGCAAAAGTAGTGCCTAACATACTATCGTTTATATGAAGTGTCTTCTGTACCCTCTTTTCAGCATCGGCAAATACAAGGCTAAAACTCTGCATATCTGGAATATTGGATTCTTTCCTTATCTTTGCTAGCCCTTGTTTCTCTAATTCCACTATGCTTGTAGGGCTGTTTTCTTGTCTATTCAGTTTATCTATATTTTTTGTTGCTCCAGCTTCTACGTATAATTTTGTAGTGATAGCTTTTAATAGTATTCTACTTAAAAATTGATTCAATGTATCTTGTGTGCTAATCAGTGTATGGAATACTCCATAGTATGCTACTTCCTGACTATCAGTCGTCTTTGTCACTAGGTAGGGGAATCTCACTGCTAGGTACGTCATATCTTTCTTTTCCAATATATAATCACCTATCCAATAAACACTCCATCTACGCCCCTTATCGTCCTCAAATATACTATGAGTTAATGCTAATTGGTCAAAATCCCTATCCTCATTTTCAGAAGAACTAATAGGTTCATATATCCCTCTATTTATGAACTCATGCCCCTCTTGATTGGATATTGTGTCTATTACTGATTTCTTTTTAGGGAATAATAACTTTAAGTCTATACGTGTAATAAACTTTGTTCTGTGGATATATCTAGCATCGGAATAATCGACGGCTCTACTGTCTGGGTCTATTTGTAGTTCGTCCACTGGTACATAGTCTATTTTAATTTTGCGTTCTGCTCTACCAAAATTATCCACTAATCCAGTAGCTACAATAGTAATATATGCACAACATATTCCATATAAGAAAGCATCTCTTTTCATTAGTGCAGTAGTAATTTTCATTCTATTATCATTCATAGTGTATTTTACTATATCCGATAATAATGAAGCTTGTACTATATATTGAGGCTGTGTAGCTGTTACTTTTATATCATTTACAACACGTCCATAATATCCAATGAGAATATCAGTATATATTTTAATGATATTATATGTCTCGGCAGGAATATGTACTTTTTGCATAAGCTGAAGTTGTTGTTTTGTCCAATGCCTATTCTCATATAAATCTTTAATAACTAAAGCTTCGTCTGTACTTGAATCGTAATTTTCTTTACTTCTGTTCATAGTACTTCTAAGGTACTCTATAAGGTCTTGATTTTTTTTCATTTTTACCTATTTTATACTTTTGCATCAGAGTGTCTAGATTTTTTGTCTATCTTTCGTGCATTTTGTCTTATAGACTTATTTCTCGCCCTGCGCCGTACTCTTTCTTTACCTCGTGCTGTTAGTATTGCAGCCATTTCTTTATAATCGATATCTCCGTCATTATCTCTTAGTGTTGTCATATATCTTAAATCATCTATCATATCGTCAATGTTTTCATTTTCCATTCCATTTGCACCTGTTGCTGCATCGGAATCTACATACCCTTTCTTTGTATTTTGAGAACCGAATGGTGCATTTATCTCTCTACGAACATACTTAAGCAGGTTAATAAAACCACCAGTCAAATTTTCTCTTGTATCGAACCATACAGTAGCAGAACCCATAGCAACATTTAGTCTTTTTGCTTCTTCTGCTGTTACTGCTTGTCCACTTCTTAGTTTAGCTAGTATATTTACTACATCTTGTAGTTGCGCTCTATCTGCTTTATTCGAATCCTTCTTAAAGTACTCACTACCAACAATAGCATTTGTTACGTTTGTTGCGTAGTTGTATATACCTACAGTATCCGTAACAACCATATCAAGAGCATTAGCACCGATATTTGTCAGTTCTGTTGCAATACCTACAAATTCTCTATAGGATTTTAAACCCTTAGCAGGTATATGGTTAGCTATTAAGGTTTCTTTTATCTCTATAGACTTTCTCTTTAGGTCAGGAGACATAGCATCAAACATATCGGAAAGACTCAATCCTGCATAAGTTGCCATCTCCCTAAAGCTTTTTCCAAACTCCGTAAGGGCTGTTCTTGAGCCTACTTCTAGTGCTTTGTCTGCTACTTTATTTGCATTTCGTTGTGCAGTCATAAAGTTCTTCTGCCTCTCAATATCCATTTTTCTATCATTTTGTGATAGCTCTCTATTTTTTATCCCTGTATCTATTCTTTGTTGATTAGCTTTCATTATTGCCTCTTGAGGTTTTAATGCAGTATCTACATTTACACCTGCAGTTACTGCTTCGGAATTTTCGGCTACTAATTCATTCTGTCGGAGTCCTTGTATCTTAGCTCCTGTAACAATATTGGATTGATTAGTAGAATAGAGGTTTGTTAGCTTTTGAGAATATGTTTGACCTTCCATTGATTTATCATACGTCTTTTTATTTTGAGCATAGACACTTTTATCTACTGTTTCCTCTGTCTGCTCTATAACTTCCTGCATTGGTGGTTCTACATAGTTAATAGCTCCTTCAAGCATTGCTTCTTCTTCTTGATTATTTATACCATCTTGTTCTTCTACTATTTGATTATTATTACCAGCAGAAGCCTTTGTACTGTCTTCTTTTTTCCCTATTCTATATGGAGCAGATAAAGATTCTATATATTCATCTTGATACTTAGTTGGAATATTACTAACACCCATCATTGCGAATGCGTCCATTACACCTACAAGTTCACTCTTACCATTTACATCTACGGAAATATATGCACGACTAAGAGCCTTTTTCTTTTCTGCTGTATCATATGCCGAAGGGTGGATACCAAGTTCTATAAGGTTTTTTCTATCAATATCGGCTTCAAAATTTACTTGCCTAATTCCACTGATTCCGTCCTCCTCCATAGCTTTTTTTATCATTGGATTATCATCTATCATATTATTAAAAGCAGTAGCTGGTTGCGTTACATCTGTATATATATTAGTTGCAGCATACTGCCCCTGCATCTGTACTTGCTGTTTTTGTAGGATATCATTTCTTTCTCTTTCTCTCTTTATATTTTCTCTTTCTATCTCTATACTTTTTACTATTTCATTGTATTTTTTCTCATCTTCTTCTTGTTTACTTTCATATTGTTTAGCCTTGTATATATTACTTTGTTTATTATATAAATCTTGGGTATCTATTTTATCCTGTTGTCTTTGGATATCGGCTGCTGAACCTGCTATTATTTGTGCATTCCCATTTTCATCTATTTCATATCCCTTCTCCTTAAAGGCAACACTTTGTCTTTCATTGGCTAGCTTTCTAATGCTATCTGAATTTTCACGATTAGTCCTTGCATTACGAAGTGAGGAATAAAGCGGTATACTTGACATATTATTCTTCCTCCTTCATACTTTTTTCTACTAAAAGTGAAAAACCTTCCACTAAATCATTCACTGTATCGGTTAATTCTGTAGTGTCATCCGTTGATACTATAATAGTACTAATATCTCTTCTAATATTTGTCCATTTATTGTCATACGTCCATTGATGAGTTTCTCCACCATATGTAAATATAATTATATCGTCAAAATATGGTTGTAATATATCGTATTCAAGAGTAGTGATATTGCCGTTTATAGTTGGCTTTATTAAAATAATAGCACCTTGTCCTGTGCGTAATCTTGCTTCTGGAAAAATCATAAAAGCATTATCTACTGCTATAGGTGTATCTCTCAGTAGCCCTTTATATTGTTCGAATAGCTGTATCTTGTTATTGGCTGTACTGTTTATCTCTGCAACTGTTCTCATTATGTAAGGATTATTCATTATTTTGAATAAGTTATCTACGTATTCTTTAGTCGTTGCATCGTATTCTGTGGTGGGACTCGCTAATTTTATTAGTTTTTGAAAGGCCATAGATACAGGGTTTAGTGGTGGTAATATCTCGTCTAGTCTTCTAGGAATGATATATAAGGTACTACATGCATTATCTACCTTATTGCCACCATCAGAAACATTCAGTAAATCTGCTATGTTTATTGGTATATACGTGGAAAATATAGTGATTATTCCAACAGGAGGCATTTTACCACTATCAGTATGTACTGCTACTTCGTATTCTCCATCGGATAATGTTATTGAAAATTGTCCGTCAGATGATAAATATGCAGTTATCGAGACCATTGTAGTTACTAATGGATTGTTGAGAAGCGTAAAAGATATAGAATTATTAGTACTAGGCATAACTACATCTATTTTTCCAAAAACTATTCTAGCCATAAAATCTCCCCATTTATACTATTATTTTGAATAAATACTTCCTATTGAAAAATCGTCTAATGAGCGAGCAGTTCCACTACCACTACTGCTTTTTTCTCTTGTCTTAGCACCTGCTGCTTCTGCAGCATACGCTGTTGTATCTTTGTATAACTCATTAGAGGTCTGAAAATTCTTCTGTGCTCTATTTTCATATAATGAGGCAGAATTATTGGTTGCACCAATTGCACCACCAAGTGCATTCTGTATTAGACCCATTCCTCTTTCTGCCTCCGCTTGCTTCATGCTTTGAGCTTGTTGTTCTGCTTGCCATGTCGTCTGTGCTATAGTTTCTGCTTCTTGTTGCCTTGAGGCTTCCGATGCCTGTAGAGCATATGCAGAATCACCTACACCTGTACGCACAAGGTCATTTTCTCTTTTTAGAGTATTACGTTGGTTCTCAACCTTTAATTGTTGGATTGCAGGAGAAGCAAAACTCTCTCCTGTTAGATTTTGAATATACTTACTCTGATTTGTTACAAAATCTCCATATAATCCCTGTAACCCATTAAGATTTCCTAGTGCCATTTGTCTAGCCTTCTCAGCATACTCGCTAGCTTTCTCTTGCTGTGAAGCACCAACTGCTCCAGTGGTTATCGCACCTATCCCTGACATAACTCCACCAACTACTCCACCTATCATTCCACCCATAATATTACCCCTTATAGCCCTTCATTGATAACATATTAGGAGTAAATCCAAGCTTCACTCCCATTCTTAAAACCTCTTGATTTTCTGAATAAAAATAGATAAAAGAATGATTTTTCTTTATATCTTCTAGTGCTTCAATACAGAAAACACCTATTCTTCTTGTCTTTCCATATAGACATTGTATATATGCTATATCATCGCAACTATATATGCATAAAATAGCAGCTATCCTATTCTCAATTAGACATATATATGTATCTGTTGTCTTTTTATACTGTTCAATAGCATCATCCTCTTCTAAACCTATGGACGATATCATTCTCTTGTAGAGTATCAACACGTCCTCTTGAAAGTAATCTATCTTTCGTATTTGATAACTCTTTTTGCTTACTAAGATCATATAAAATGCCTTTAATTTGTTGTATCTCTCTTCTAACAGTATTTTCAGTATCGATGATTGCCATTATGTACCTCCATGTGCACTTCCTTGTAGATAAACTAAGTCTATTCTACTAAACTCATCTAATGCGTTAAACTCTAGCTCTACACCATTGGTTGGGGGTGTAGATACATTTAGATATCGTACAGGGTTCTTTGTTATTAGTTTTTTAGTCTTCTGCATATATGTACTGTTAAAATCTACAACAAAGGATTTAGCATTAGCTCCATTGGTATATACTGTTACTTTTATCTTTCCTTGCCCGATTATTGATAGCATATTGTAATTGAACTTATTTATGGGGTCATTTTCATGAAGAACTGCTGTTTTGTAGTGAAAACGTTCTTTTTCCCCTGTAAACATAGTCAATAAAGAACCATTACTATGTGCATATATTCTTCCATCTTTATATACCTGCATAGTATCAATATCTTTCTTATCATAGATATTTGTAATTACAGGAGTACCAGTATCAAAGTTAATACAGTATATGGTATCTTTTGTGCTTGCATAATACATACCATTATACACTACACTATCTAAAACCTCCAAATCTTTGAGGTTTCCAAGTAAAGGGTGGCTTAATTTTGATACTTTATTGTTAGCAACCATGAAGAAGCCTGTATTATTAGAGAATATAGGTATTCCAAATACACTATTACAACTACCCATGCTATTACACCCATTAGCTTCTGTTATAAGATACTGATAAGGTAATCCATTACTGAACATGATTAAGAATGTTTTTGTCTTTGTGAAGGCAAGTACACCGTCGGTATATGGAAGCATTGCTGTGCATACATCATCTAGCTTGAAACTATCTTTATCTGCCCAATATTCAGGATAAGAGGCATCACTATGGTATAGCCTATCTTTAATAGAACCTAACAGGAGCCCATTATATACAACTAAGTTAATCATCTCTTTACTACAGACATATTTCGGAATAGTTGTATCAAGTATCTTAATATTACTAGGATTAGTGATTATATCGCTGAATTCAAGTGTATCTTTTTCTACATCATTTTTTATCTTCCCTATAAGAGTAGGAAATATTGCGTTCTCTCCCAATCTATATATTAAAATATGAGTAACTTTTTCTATTTTCGATGGGAATATATCTAGCAAAGAATATGCCTTTTTAGGGTCTACTTCGAATATCTCACTCAATGTAGTGTGTTGGCTCTCTATCTGGAATGTTTCATTCCAATATGTATATTGATATCTTAGTTTTAATATTTTACCTTCAATACCTATAGGCATAATTACATTTCCCAATAAATTATTATCAGCATCTTGAAACCATCCATCTATATCAAGAAATATACGCTGTACGAGGTAGTATTTACCGTCTTGTTCTCTATATAGGTGTGCTGTATATTGGTTTTGTGCTTTATGCTTAAAGGATACTGCATTATTCTTACCTTCAATGGCAATACTTATCTCTTGTGTATAAACAACACCACTGAGATATAGATATACTAATTTATACTTATATGTACCAGCAGTCATCCCTTCAAAATTTAATCTTATAGATGGAGAGACGACAATATCTATCTCTGGAATATCTACTTCTTTTAGATTAAAGATTGCTGCACTTTCCTTTACTATTCCAGCATCTATATCTACAAGCTCCATTGTTTCTTCTAATGTATCTTCGTCTATATTAAACTTTCTATATATAGCCTTTAGTGGTTTATCTTCTTGCTTATAAAATACTGTCTGATTTATCTCTACAAAATATGTATTATCTTTGAATGAAAATAATTGATCCATGAATACATAAAAATATTTATCACAGGTTGCGACTTTTGTCGTTCCTGATACATTTTCTAGATATCCGAATTCAATTAAACCATTTACTGATAATACAGAACAATTTTGCCGAGTAACAAACTTACTCATTGCTCTAGATATTCCTCCAGAGAAATTCTCAACTAAAGACATTAGATAAACCTCACGCCGAATGATACAGAGAAAGAGTATGGTCTGTTTTCCTCGCCTCCAAAAGGCAATATGTGTAATCTAGCCCCCCTATCAACGCCAGATGAATTATCTATTCCTGATGCTACGTTTCCATAGCTTATCCCTTCATGTTCATCTGTATCATGTGTGTGTGATTTTACTAAGTCATCTTGTGCTTCTAAAAATTTAGCTCTTGTACCTATTGCTCTAGGGAAGGGGGAGTTAACAGAAAGGTCTCTCATCCCGAATTCATCTGTGGCTTCATCAAACCAATAGTAAGAATTCATCTTTTGCTCAGCACTAAGCCACTCACCTTTAGTTATTATCATTCCAGTATTATTGCAATAGTTATATAGGGATAAATAGTCTTCTCTTTTGAATATACTACCATCGAGAGGAAGGATACCAGTATGAAACTCCATTATCTTATCGAATGGTATCTGTAATTGTGTTATCTCTCCAACAGTTGCAATATCGCTTCTAAGAGGCAATGTAGCCCAATACTCAACATTCTCTACTACATCGGGATTAAACCCTTTATTGTCTTTCTTGCATATATATATATAGCCATGATTCGACACATAGAGTTTATTCTTAATACAAGAAATACTATCACTCCAATATTCCACAAAACGTTCGTTAGACGGAAACTCCCAAAACTCCGTAGAGACTATAGGGTCTTCATTCAAGCTAGGTTTTATTGCTACTTTGACATCCCGACTAGTATCACTAATAATATCGCCTCTAAAATATTGAGTATTATTTTTCCACGCAGAATGTTGGTATGAGCCTAACTCATAGGTATTGGTAGGTGTAGGCGTATCTCCAATAGGAATATCTTTATATACTAGATATGTAATACCATTTATATAGAATAATGAGCCACTTGGATATGCTAAATCATTCCTGTATGCATGAACGCCTACGTCTACATAGTCTTTTGTTACTCTACAGTCCTCTATTGGGTCAATGCCTGTTAGATTTATACCAAAACGTTGATATATTGCATCTAATAAGTTTTGCAATGTAGTTCCGCTTGCATCTACTGGGATATTAGTAGCATTTATTCCTGTTATAGTCGTAAGGCCTTCTGCTCTATTCTGCTCTGTGGTTGAAAACCCTAGATATAAATCTTCTACCCCAATTAAAACTCTCTTAATTTCTCCACTCATGCATCACTCCTAATATGTTGCGAATAAGACAGAAGCATAATCTCTATCTACTTCGGTATAATTTAATGCCTTTGTGTTATTTATATACCTATCTAAAGCGACTTCGTATTCTGCTTGTAATAAGGAGGCTTTACCCATACTCATAGTGGAAGTATTATCCTTTAAGGCTTCAAAAACTACATACATAGTTAGCAAATCTATTACTTGTGGTGCTATATCAACACTATCTCTTATACTTTCTATTTCTTTAGGAAGGCTATTATATGTAATACAGAGTATTGAGGGCTGTACTATCTCATACATTCCATACTCTTGTTTATCTATTATTGTATATTTTATAGAATTTTCAACAAAATTTGTTATCATTCCATACGGTGAATTAGAATGAATACCACTATTCATAATATTCTTTATTTTAGGGAAGATATAGAACTGTGCAAGATTATTATTATTATAGATAATTGCTTCTATTCTTGAACCTACTTGTTCTTTCCAGTTAGGATTGGTACTAGATATCTCTTCTATAGTCTTGAATCCTATATTTTTACCTAGAGCATCTTCTACATATATAAGTCTCTGGAAGTCTATTGGTAATCTAATTATATTTTGTTCATTATCAATTACGATATGGATTATTCTATAAAACATATTTGTTCTAATAGATACATCCCTCAATCCTTTATTGATTAGCTGAATTATTCTATTGATATTATAAACTTGTTTATCTGTATCACCTAACCGTATATATATATCATTGCATATGCTATCTACTGTTATCATTCAACACCTTTTTAGCCCCCGATATCGAGGGCAAATACTTATTTTATAATGTTTGGTTGTTCTGGAAGACTGACTGAATATGTACCATATAAAGGGTCTTTTTGATTCCTATATACTACATAAATAACTATACTCACGGATAGTTTTGGAGGAAGGAGACTAAAATTGATACCTATATCTACGGAATCAGCATTTGGTAAGTTTTTAGCAGCATAATAACTACCTCCAGTTACAGGAATAGCTATAGCGTTTAGTAATTCAGTACCGAATATCCAATTACCTAGTCCATCTACGGCATTAGTCCTAAAGCCACATTTAATTATAGGTGCAGGCCCTGTAAGAACATCTGTTAATATCCGAATACCCTCAATGATAGTATTTGGTTCTAACTTTACTATCTTATAGTAATCAGTAATGGAAGAGATGGAGTCAATTCCACCAAGACCAACCAACATACTACAATTAAGTGGCAGTGGCCCATTCAAATATATTGGGTTCTGCATTTGATTGAATGATACATATGCCATATTATTTACCTTCCTTTTTATCTTCTATCTTTACTGCATTTTCTTTAATATCTTCTTTTATTTTTTCTTCAGCTTTTTTGACTGCTTCTTTTGTTGCTTTTTTACCCATTTTATCTTCTTCTTTTGCTATATGAGCAAGTATCACTTGATGTTCTGCTTGCATTAGGTCAATGAGTTCTGATTGTGAAGCAACTTTGGTTTCTAGATGTTTGAGCATATCGTCTCTTATATCTCTAGCTTTTACTATAGTTTTTTGTTGTTCGTCATGCTGTATACGAGCGGGCGCAGGAATTACAAATTCTACTGTACGCAGATTGACTTCATAATCGGACAATACATTGATTTCATTATTTTGAGAAGTGAAGTCAGTATATCTAGTTTTCTTTTGAGCAAATAGTGAAAATATATAAGGAACTGAAGGTTCACTGAACTGTCCTTCTTGTAGACCTACTCTTTGAGCATCTCCTATTTTCATGATAGCGTCTGCACCTAAAAGAATACCACGACCAGCTACTATTTGTAGTGGGTCATGTCCCTTTTCTCCAGTCCATAATCCATTAGCATCCCTTACTCTTAAACCGCTTTCTTCTATATCTAATGAACCCATATCAAATCCAATTTCTCTTGTTGCAAGAGTACCAGTGGTTCTAATAGAGTTTATGCGAGAAGCAGAAATAGGAGCATGCATAATAATTACATTACCGAATGAACCGATAATATTCTTGAATATCATATTCATATCTCTTCCTCTGATATCATAGTTAGCAAGACCAAGATATTCAGCAGATTGAAGATACGCTGCAGCCGTCATATCATCTACTAACAAGATATACTTACCTTGTTCTGTAAATGTAGCACCAGCCATAGGAATAGGACGCATTGAAGGTCGCAGGTGTCCTCCAATAATTCTACTATTACTAGAAGCATCAAAACCTAATTGAACAATAGTATTCCTATTAAGAGGTGCACCAACAACAATTGTATTGCTGGCCTTGTCCCATTCTTGTGTGGTTGTATTTATGCAAAATCCTTGCATAGTATCGAACATATTTTGAGACTCTACATTCTGTGCGAAAGAATATAATGCTCTACGTAGGGTATCCGCATTAGAGAGGTCTACACCTATGATGGAGTCAGAAGCAACCCATTCATTTAATCCACGAACTGATTTCTTCATTTGTTGCACAGTAATACTGGCTTCATATGCTCTCAATTCTTCAGCTTTACCTTGTAGGGTTTCATTTCCTGTTACTGGGGCATCTTTCAATCCACGAGTCACACTCATGGTCTGTTTCTTGCCTTCAATCTTGATATCTACACTCCTTTTGAATATAGGAGCAACGCCTTTACTGCTAGAGACTAAGCTAGCAAAAAAATCTGTAACCATTCTAAAACTAACGTATTCATTACCTTTATACGTTAATAGGTCTAGTAGCGTTCCCTTTGGAAGACCTGTACCAGAATATCTTGTTTCTGCCATTTTAATTTTTCCTTAAAATAATACTTCATAGCCCTTAATATCGTCTATTTTCTTATTTGTTTGTGTAGAGCTTCCACCTACTAAGTTCATATCAGTAGGGATTGACGATAGCTCTTTAGGTTTTTTCATTGTAGACACTACATCTGCTATAGAAGTTTTACCTTCAATAATATCGTTGTATGTATCTACTGGTATCTTACCAATATCAATACCTTGATTAAGATAGTATTCCTTAGACTCCATAAACTCCCTCACCGCACCGTTTCTTTGTTCGATTTTCATATCGCTAGCAACTTTTATTTCTTGTCGCTCCATATATTCAATCTCACGTTTAGATATCTCGCTTGCATATTTTTTGGGATTAGTTGTGCTTAAGTGATTAAGTTCCTCGCTTTCGGCATCTGATAAGGTATTTATCCAATGCACCTCTTGTGGAGTTTCGGAGAGTTTCTTTTCTCTTTGTAGCTTTTCTATATATGCTTGCTTATCGTCAATGCGTTTTTGCATTAAGACTTTCTCTTCGTCCTGTGGTGTATCGTTCATAATAAATCCTTGTATTTGATAGTCCTATTTGTATAGTATTTGTCTACCCTAAAACTAGACAATATTGCTAATTGTAGATTTATATTATATAGATAGAACATATAAATGTAAAGAGGACTATAATATGATGTTGACATATGATACACGTAGAGACGCATTGAAGCTGATAAGTAAGGGAATTTCCGATGAGGGGATTATGAGAGCTACAAAAATATCAAGGGTTGGATTAGATAGTTTAAGAATGGGTTCTTTAGATAATCCTCTACAGAACGCCAATGAAACAGATAATTTGAGTTACTCTAAAGTCCTATGTACTGCTGTAGAGCAGAGACTATTAGAGATGGGAGATGCTATAAGTACAGAGTTAGAAAAAGAGTTTAATTCAGCAAAGGAAAATAGAGATGAGATAGATATGGATTATATGAAGTATTTGTCTGTACATGTAAATATGTATACAAAGATGGTTGCAGCATTTAAGAGAAACAATATCAATACAGTTATAAATATAGCGCAAGAAGGCAAATTAGACTTGAATGCGATTTTAGATTCTACTAGAATGGGGCAATGATAAATAGAGCAGTTTTTAGAGAGATATATAAAGAGCTTCCAGATGTACTAATGCTTGAAGATATCCTCTATAAACCGATAATAGATACATATGATTTCTGCAATAGGCTTCATAGTAAGATATTTAGAATGAATTACATATATAAGATAGTAGATAAGTATGGTTCTGTAGTTCCTTTTAGAATGAACCATGCTCAACACTTACTCCATGCACATAAACTACTTTACAATAGGATAATAATAGTAAAGGGTCGTCAAACTGGAATAACTACATATAGCATCGTAGACTCTTTAGATGAGGTACTAACAAGACCAGTGTTTAATGCAGGGATAGTAGCACATATTGAAGATTCTTCCACTGAATTTCTACGAATAGCTAAGACAATCAAATCTAATATAGAGCCAGAAGTGCTTGAGTTCTTCAAGGTAAAGGCAGTAAAGGATAATAAGACACAATTGGGCTTCAATAATGGTTCTTTCCTTACAGTATCTACCTCTTTTAGGTCTGGAACGCTTCATCGATTACACGTATCAGAATTTGGGCCACTTGCTGATATGTATCCGTCAAGAGCAGAAGAGATACTCACTGGGACACTTAATGCTATTCACTCTACTATGCCAGTAATAATAGAGAGTACGGCACGAGGAGATAACTTATTCAAGCGTATCTTCTATAAATACCATGAATTACCAGAGGACGAACGAACAGAGAGAGATTTTACAACACTTTTTGTGTCATGGTTAGACGATGACACGGCAGTTCTCGAGAGGGGAAAGATAGTCCTCACTGATATGGATAAATCATACTTTGCTAGCCTAGAGCTTTTGCTATCAAGGAAGATACCAGAGAATAAGAAGCGTTTTTGGATAGCAACTAGACGTAGTCTAGGCGATGATAACTATAGAATGTTACAAGAATATCCTTCTACTGCATATGAAGCATTCTCAAAGACTTCTAATCATAGCTATTATGGTCATTACATAACAAAATACATAGAAGGACAGAACAGGATACTAAACAATCTCTACAATGTACTCTACCCACTATATGTTGCTGTGGATTTAGGCATAAGGGATTCTACTGTACTCATCTTCTTTCAGTATATAGACAAGCATTTTAGAGTAATAAGAGATTATCACAATACAGGCTATGATATAAAACACTATATCGATACAATCTTTACTTATTTCAAAGAAGTAAATACTATTTTCTTACCACACGATGCAACACGCAAAAATCTAACAAGTCTAGATACAGTCTCGGATATTGTAAACTCCTTACATCACGATGTTGTATTATTAAAGAGATACGATGTTTCTTTAGGTATAGAGCATGTACGTAATGCCTTACCTAGAATGTATATAGATACAAAATGCCAATATACCTTATCCTGCTTAAAGAATTATAGTGAGAAGATAGATAGACGTAGTAAGTTAGGTAGTGGAAAGCCTTTACACGATGAATTCTCCGATGGTGCAGATGCTATACGCTATATGGTATCCTCCGAACCATTCTTAGAAGACAAACAACGACATGAAATAGAATCAGAAGCTGACGAACAAGAGAGCAATGACTTTTGGATATAGATACACTAATAATTGCAGGCTATAACACTGGAGCAATAATAGAGATATTCCCTTACAAGATAGTCATATACAGGAGAATACATATACTGCACTTTCACACCAATGGCTCCATTTGCTCCTACAACCTCTACAACCATACCCATATCCTAGACAACCAAAAAGTAGACAAAATGCTCTCTTACCTACTAAAGAATACACTACAATAACAGGATTTTACCCCCTACCCAAAAACTTGACTTTGACAAAAAAGTATGATATAATCTTTTGTACATCAAATAACTACAAACTGGATTCCCCAGATTCCCACTGACTCACATTCCTCTCTCAACACACAGTCCCCTTGCGATATCAAGGTCTACTCTCTCTCCAGTTCTCGCTATTCCTAGATTTTACTGCGGGTTCTATTTATTACTCAGTTATATATTTATCTCCTCTCAGAGTATGGGATATATAATTATAACAGGGGGTTGGCTTGGAGCTAGTCCCCCCCAAAAAATCTACGAAACTTTATGATTTCCCAAAGATTTCCACAAAGTTTTAGCGACACACGAGTTTGACACGAGCAGGCATTGCGCGGAAGACGTGTATTTTATTTGCACCAGCCAGTAATGCACGATTGGCATGCGGTTTCTGGCACGCAGACCTGTTTTTTGCGAGCAGGTTTTTTTTTCGCGCAACGTTTTCTTCACACGGATTTATTTTCGCGAACGGAATATAGTTTTTTGCACCAGCCGTTGCCAGCTTCGGGACGAAATGCGAATTATCAGCCACGAACCAGCCGTTGCCCTTGCGAGAGTAGGACTTGCGGGGGTTAGTCATTGGGAATGGAAGCGAAAAACGCGCCCGCCTCTATAATTATAAATTATTGTATAAGAATGAAAGTGGTTGGTAGGCAGTGATTATGTAGCGATACGAGGGGTTTGGAATAGTCTTTAGCTGTAGCACCTTAGTTTTTCAGTTCCATATAGATGTTCGTTTTTCTAATTTTAGAGCCTTGAAAGACCACCAGCGAGCAAGCATTAAAAATGGTAGCAATATCAATACTTTATGTGTAGTTATGCAAAGTTATGTATAATTATATATATTATTGCTTGACAAGCAGGCACAACTGTATTATATTATATGTAAGGAGCACTGAATGAACACAAATTATATAGACGAAGCAACAGGACTAGAAATATCTATGGCATATTTTTCCGAAATCGAAGGAGCTTGGAAATTATATAAAACTTTAGACGCTGTAAAAATCGCGATGAAAAACCATCAGAGCACCGTCTACACAAATTATAGCGATATCGACACACCTTTTTTCACCTTCAAAGATTTTTTAAAAAGAATCAACGACGACAAAAAAGCATATGGTATATATTTTGATTTATTAAAAAATGCATAGGTTTTGAAGATTAAAGTACGACAAAAAAAGAGAGGGGCTATTATGGCAGGATACAATCATTTTGAAGGCAAAAGTAATAATTATTTGGAGTGCGAGGAACAGGACGATGTTTTAAAGGGCATGCTAGCCGTCAAATATTTGAAGAAAAATTATGGTATAAAAATAAGTGCTAAAACTTTGGAAGAAAAATGCAGGTGGAGCGAGTGGCACCACGCTTCAAAAATGTACAATAAAATATATTTTTATGATACAGAGATTTTGAAAGATTTTGGTAAAGAGAATCAAGGCACGGATTTTGAAAGTGGAATAAACGAAGGTAAAAAAATCACTGTACTTTTTGACGAATGGGTTGGCTCTAAAAATAATTGGAGCAAAAAAGAAGTGGTTTACATTGGCACAATAAAAGGCAACTGGCTTATTTTGGACAATAAAAAGAAGAAAAATATGCAGGGCAACGGCTTCATTAAAATTTTAGAAACTAATTAGGCTGGAGCAAAAAAAAATCTTTACTACAAGGAATAAAAAAATGACTAAAAAAATGAATATAAGCATAGAACAATATATAGATAAAGATCATGTTGGGATAGCTTCGAGGCTTTATATCGACGGGCTTTATATCAAAAGTTTTTTAGAATATATAGCGGCATACAACGCCGACCATGATTCTATTTCTAGTTTCCATGCCACGTGCATTTTTTTAGACAAAATGAATCTGTTAAACGATATCCTGTTGAGGCATACATATCTTTTTTTCAAACAAGAGCGATTGGGAAGCGAGCAATACACCTATCCAGATTCACTTACACTCGATCTATATTCGTACACCTATGAATATAAACGGGAATCTGGCAACTACAACCTATAAAGCACAAATAAAGCTACGATATGAAAGAAGTTTTTGTATCGTAGAGAGGGGTTTTTTATGGCAGGGATAAATCGATTATTATCTAAAGAAAATAAAATATTAAAACGAGAAAATGGGATATTAAAGAGAGCGATTAGCGTCTTTTACTCTGTAGATAAATCAAAAATAATGAGTATTATAGCTAATTTATCAGAGATTTATAGCATCGTAGAATTGAAAAATGGGACATATTCTTTATTCCATACAAGCAGGGCATCTATCTATATCACCGATGATTATGCATATGAGATATGTACGAGCAAAAATATAGCCAGTGTAAGAGATAAATTACTGATTATTTACCAAAATTTCGTGGAAGAATTGGTTGAAAAAAATATAAAGTACAATATAGACGAACCTTTAGCCATCGCCTGCTTCAATTATTCGAAGATTACAGATAAAAGTACATAAATGAATAAAGGATATTTTCGGCTGGAGGGCAGTCCAGCTGACAAGGAACGAGGACTCTACCCTTTGAAAATTATATAGATGCACAGGCATATTTTATTCTGTGTGCCTTGGAAGATAAAAGTATAAATGAATCAACAGGATAAGAGGATATAAAATTGGTCTAGTTATAAATATAATATAAATAAGTAGACTAATCGGTTGACAAATATATATATCGGTGCTATAGTATTTATATAAAGAAACACTACAAGGAATAAAGAATGCATTATTATGTAATAACGAATAACAACACTTCAGACGTCGCTATTTTTAGCAATAGATTTTTTGCAAGACAAAAATTTACGAATGATATCATCTACTATGCAAAAAAAGAAAAACAAGATTTATTAAAGATTACTAAAGAATCCTCCAGTGTAACTATAAAAATAATTGATAATTATATCGAAGCGATGGAGCAGTATCAAGCATTATTACAGGAAGAAACAACAAGGCAAGGAGCGCAAGCTCCGAATGATAATGATGTAGATTATTATGATTATGAAAATAGAACAGCTTTAGGCACGTATTATATAGATAAAAATAATAAGTACCAACATAAAATAAGTAAATATATTGACACGGAATCCGAAGCAACAAGGGGTTCTTCCGAACAGCTATATTTTTTATCTTGTCAGCTAGAAAAAATAATAGATATAGATATATTTTTATTTGAAAAAAAAGAGATGATAGAAAAATATGGGAATGATTCATATGTAGATATCCTCGAGTCTTATATTGATAAAGAAGACAAGATATATAGACATTGGAGCAGGGATTTGAACGAAGTTATTTTAGGTATAAAAACAACTATAGAAAAGATAGAAGAATCAAATAAATTATTAAAAAAAGAGATAAAAGAAAATCAAGTGATTGTCACATCGGATAAAAGGTAAACACTACAGGGAAGGAAAATGTACTATTACATCATAAACGAAGAAGAAGAAGCAAACTTCACTTTTTTTAATAAAGAAAGTTTAGCAAAAAAAGAGATGACAAGGATGGCTGTTAGTCATTCGGAAGAAACAATAAGTTTATTATTGCGTGATATAAGAGATTCTGAAGGAAGAAAAGAAGAATTACCAATACAAAAAATGAGAAATAGTATTATTGAGATAGAACGGTCTCTAGGGCAACTAGAAGATAATCAAAACTATATCATAAATAAAAAGAAAGAAGGTTTATGCACCATAGAGTGCGAGGAAGAAATAGATACAATCACTTATGCCTTAATAAGAGAAACAAAAGCAGGTCTTAGTCTGTATACGAAGAAAGATATGATTTATAGATTCGGCTACGATTTTTATATAACATTACTATCTTGGTATATCGAGGATAATGGAGGCTATACCTTCCAAAATAATGAATTAAAGAAAATGATGCTAATCTATGGCGATAGGATGGCAGGATTGATAGAGGAAAATGAATCATTAACTAAAAGTATATAAATGAATAAAAAATATTTGATAAGAGTAGAGTCTTCTGAAAATTAACAGAAGAAACTACTCGATAATAAAAGGGGTTTTAGCATGAACAATTATGTATACGATACAGAAATAACAGAGATAATAGAATATGATGATTATGATGATATAGATATTAAGTATGCAATTGTGGAATATAAGTATGGAGCATCCTCCACGGGCATATATAACAATCAACCGATTAGCAGGCATGAGACACTGGAAGATGCGGAGTCTTCTTTAGAGGAATATTTTTTGCAAGATGTAGAAAATCATATATTGCTTCATGAAGGCAACAGGCAAGAGGCATTGGATTCTCGCGATGCTCCGAGGAAGAATTATTAGAATATTTATACAACACTACAAGGAGTCACTATGGAAGAAATAAATGAAGAAGTAAATGAAAAAATATCATTCAATATGGATAAGAAGGTGTGGGTCGCTATATTGAGGAACGTCAAACTGATTACTAAAAATAAAGACGATACATGTTTACGAATACGGGCACATAACAATGTAATAGAGTTTTGTTATATCTATAATAGAATGGAGTATGTTGAAATAATAGATACTATCGTTGATGATTTTAGGGCATTAGTTTCGGCATCTAGCTTGCTGGATATGCTTAATGAATGCTGCCATAGTCAATTAATAGTGGAATTAGAAATAGTTTTATCTAGAGGAGCATTCCGTATAGTCCACAACGATTATAAAAGAGATATATATTATCATACAAAATATCCTATTTATGAACGAGATTCTAATACGGCCTATGAAAAAAGTATACATATATCTCTAAAAAAAGTACAAAGTCTGTTCTCTTGCATATGCCCCATCTTAAAAACAGGAAGGAAAAAACGGAAGTATGCAATTGACCATCTACTTATAAGACCTATCAACGATAGAAAACAGATAGAATCTTTGGGTTCTAATGACCGAGTCTCAACACGAATAAATATGCGTTCTATGTTACATCAAATACTGCCTGACCTCGGAATTCTTATCGACGAAGTACAAGCTAATATTCTACAAAAATTGATATCAAAATGGAAGCAGGAAACAATCATACTATCTGTAAATAGTAGGTATATCACGTTAAAAAATGAGACTACTAGTATAGCAATAAGATATCATAGAAATTACGATACATTCCCCGCGGAGCCTAGCACTGATGATGTTTTAGGAGGCCTCAATACCTATGTTGATATATCAAGGGTGAACTTACTATCTATGGTTGAAGGATTAAAAAAGACGGTAGCAAGAGATAAGAGATATTTATTATTGAGAATAGAAGATAAAATATTATCTATAACTTCTCATGATGATAGCAAGGAAGAAAAAGAGAAAGAAAGATTCAGCATGCCTATAAAAAGGGACGATGTCTACAATAGAAAGATGGTATATGAGATACAAGATTTGATAAAAATATTAAAAAGCACAACATCTAAAGAAATAGTCTTTTACATGGATAAAATAGAAGAACCTAAAGAAGGCTATACAGGGTTCATAGATAAAGAAAATTATAATTACATATCAAGATGTAAAAAATTAGTATAAATAAATAGAGGAGTATATAATGAATTATTACGTAAAAAATGCTTCTAGCTCTGATAGATTTGAGGTATTTGTAGATAGAGAAGATGCACAACAGTTTTTCATAGAATCAGTAATTGAAAATGCTCGTATGGATAGAAGAACATCATTTTTAGAAAAGAGCATAGATGCGATAATGAAGATACAGATACAGATAAAGATAATGAAGATACAGATACAGATACAGATAGAAGAAAATAATAAAACATCTATATGCACAAAAAAATTATACCAAGAAGCTTTTATTCTGGCAAGTAAGATGCAGTATGATATAGAGGATGGAGTTCTGTTTATAAGTACGGAAGGTATGATTACGGGATTTGGTGCTCTTGAATTTATCGATATGGTAGAAGATATTTTTAATAAAGAGAGATTATATCTTAAAGAGACAATCGAAGAATTAAGGAAACGGAAAAGACATTGGGAGTCTAAATATTATTCTTTAATGAACGAAAACTCTGAAAAAAAGGAGGAAGAAAGAGAATAAAATTTGATAATAAAAGGTCTTAATTAAGGGAGGAATGATTAAGGACTATTCAAAAGTATACTGTATCCAAGCCTCTCATTATAGATAGCTCTAGTACAGTATACCACCTTAGATGCTGTAGGCGTTTTATCTTCCGATGATATATTTATGCTGTAGTTTATTTTGCATGCCCCAGAAGGCAAGTATGAATGTATCCATAGGACGCCTTCATAAATAAAACTATAAATATAGGTATTAAGTACTTTTTCTATAAAATTAGTCTGAATATATCGAGTATATTTATTTTTGCCACTGGGAGGAAAAGTACTCTTCTCTAAAATATTGAATCTCATACATAGTGATAAAATATTACAGACCGTATAGTAATCAAGATTTAGATTAGTAAGTAGAGCATTCTTGATACTGTGATTAGAATAGAGAACGTAGTTGTATAGCATTTTTCTTAGGATTAAAGGATTTTGTATCTTTAGAATATCTTTTATCATGATCCATTATACGATACTTGGACGTCGAACAAAAGATCTTATTTTAATACGGAGGAGGGTTTATGATTTACTTGGTAATGGAAGAATTAAAAAGACACAACAAAGATTTACGACAGATACCAGCAGAAGAAGTAGAGACGATACTATGTAGATATGGACATGTAGAGAGAGATAGCAAAGAATACAATCTTTTATTAGATGAAGTAAACTTTTATATATCAATAGCAGGTATAACTTGGAGTGATAATGAATAAAGCAAGATATTGTCGAAATAATGCAGGAATTTTAATAAAGTTAATAGCAATTAGTATCACAATATCATTTTTAATAGATGTAAACTTTCTATTGCTCTGTTCATTGGTGCTTATGAGTACTGCACTATTCCATGAAAGAAGATTAAGTATTCTTTGTCCTGAGGTCGGATATGATGCAGGAAAATTTGCTATATACTTTGAACTTAAAAAATCAATATCATATTTTTTCATAAGAGGACTAACTCTTTTAAATATATATATGCTTCATAGGCTGTATTTATATGTATCTTAGGGGTACAGAATGAACTACATATTCATTAGTGGAAGGCTAGGTATAGCATCTAAGATTATAGGGTGCTATGCCGTTGTATTAAGTAACATAAATAACAATAGGAAGGCATATCCAATATGCCTAATGAAAGATAAGATAGAAGAAACTGATGTTTTTATACGTGGAACAATAGGAACAATGGAGCATAAAAAAAAATATATAACAATCATAAATGCAAGAGATATTATGAAGATAGTTACAGAGGCGAATTATAATAATGTGTTCATAGATGGAAGAGTAATAACTGCAGTACGTAGTACACTCTCGGAGAGAGGAATACCTAAAGCGACATTCAGGATACAAAACAACGATAGAGGCAATATAAACTACATAAATATACAAGTGATAGGCGAGTATACAGAGATAGCTAAAAGTCTATTCATCGGTTCCTATATATCATTAGATGGAATATATACGAGTGTAGAAGATTACCATTATATAAATTGTGTAAAGATAAATGTAAATAGAAAAATAAATATAAACAATTTTGAGGAAGAAAAGGAGCTAATGTGGAAGAAAAAAGTACAAATATAGACTTAATGAATGTAAAATACAAACTTAGAAACAGCATGTGTATACGTAATTATATGCAGATATGCTACCCTAGACCACACGGTATAAAAGTATTAATGGAATCTACATTTGATAGTTTAGACGATTCAGAATATAGAATAATAGAGGAATATCTAGAAAAAAATGGTATAAAAATAAAAAAAATCAATTTAGGTGTATTTTCTGGTATAGATTTTCCTAGACAAGCCAAAAGTAGGGTTCTAATGAGATACTCATACTTAATAAATACATTAAAATTAAGAAATAAAGGAAGAAGTTATACGACATTCAAAAAATTAGAAGAAGTCTGCCGTGAATTAAAATTAGATGATGTTATTAAAGAAGCAATGCTTGATACAATAATAGATCTTGGAATTATGGTGCGTAGATTTGAATAGTTCTTTTTACTAACATAATATAAGAAGGGAAAAATGAATACATTATCGGAATGTTTACCAGATAAACTAACAGAGTTAGATGTAAGATTGTATGTTTATATAAAAACAAAATGCAATGAATTGGAGTTTTCGAGGAACAAAGCAAAGAAGAATCTTTCTTGTTCATTGGTTGGATTAAAAATATCATTAAATAAATTATTAAGTATAGAGCTTATCAAAAGAAAGCTAGTACAGGCTGGAAAATGCTATAGATATGCCTACTCAATAAAATGACAAAAAAAACCGTGATTATCTTCACCTAATCACGGTTTTTATTACTTCACTACAAGTAATAGTAGTATCTCATAAGAGTTAATAAAAAGCAATATGTAAAAATAAATGTATTGCCTTTTATTTCAAAACGTGTAATAAACAGAAAACGTGAACCCCCGACATAGTAGGACTCACGTTTTCCACCAATAAAGTGTATATCTAACCCGAGAGAGGCATTCATAAAATGAATAATGATAAATAGAGTAATGAACAAAAAACAATATTTAAGTTATATCATCTAAAAATAAATGTAGTATGGAAGAACATCCCCATATGTAATTTAAGTTCAGATTGAAGTATATCTTAACTGTAGCGAATAGTCAATACAGTTTTGAGTACACAGTAAAATATATATCTAACCCACAAGAGGCCTTAATACAATGAACAATCCTAAAGAACATCTGACGAGTAATTCTACAATGACTGATAATAAAATTTTTGATTTATACAATTTGAGTGGATTAGCAATGGGACTATATATCTATATGGATAGCAGACCTATTGACTATCATTTTTCACAAGAACGTCTAGCTAAGAAACTGAAGTGTACGGAGGATAAGATAAAAAGAGCATTAAAAGAATTGTTCACGGCAGGTATTTTGACAAGAGAGTTTACATCCGATATTCATGGTAAAAAGAAGTCCCATTATTACTATGCAAAAGCGGGTGTCAGGACAGATATTACGGACATAAATGCGCTTGAAGTTACTCCAGATAAAGACGAGGTGTAATAAACAGAAAACGTGAACCCCCTACATAGTAGGACTCACGTTTTCCATAATAAAATATATATCTAACCCACAAGAGGATTCATAAAATGAACAATAAGAGCGAACATCTGACGAGGGATTTTACAGTTATTAATAATAGTATCTTTCATTTATACAATTTAAGTGGATCAGCAATAGTACTATATATCTATATGAAAAGCAGACCTATTGATTATCATTTTTCACAAGAACGTCTAGCTAAGCAAATGAAGTGTACGGAGAATAAGATAAAAAGAGCATTAAAAGAATTGTTCACGGCAGGTATTTTGACAAGAGAATTTACATACGATATTCATGGTAAAAGGAAGTCCCATTATTACCATGCAAAAGCGGGTGTCAGGACAGATATTACGGACATAAATGCGCTTGAAGTTACTCCCGATGAAAGACAGGGGGTAGTAGGAAAGAAAGAAGAAAAGACAGAAGTTACACCCTATCAAAGACGAGTGGTAGTAAAAAAGAAG